TGAAACGATTGCCGAGAAGGAAATCGAGTTCTTTGAGCCCTCTTTGGACCTTGACTTTTCTCTTAAACCGAGAAATATCATTGTGTTCCAACCGTCACTTCTTGCCGAACACGGTGCTTTAGCCGTGAACTTAATGGACTTTTTTAAAACGGCCATTTTCGGTAAGGGGAACCTTTTTCCCGCCGCTGAAGGATTCGCACAGTTCATACCTGTGTCCGGGGCAACACCCGAGTCGATGAATCAGTTGGGCGACACTCTCTTAGACCAATCCGTCACCACTCTGGCTCAGTCCGGAGATGACAGCGTTGTGTCAATGTCCGTGTCCATGCAGGCGAAAGGCTGGCCTCCGTTTCTTGAAGCGGATGTGACGGCGTGTGATCAGTCCCATTCGCAGGGGAGTTTAAAGCACTTCCTTGCGAGTTGGTTGCGTGACCTCGGTGCTCCTGAGGCCGCCGCGGCGATTGAGCGCACGTGCTTTGTTCGTTACAAGAAGTATGCAAAAGAGTTTAAGGTGTCGGGTTTTCTCGGTTGGCTTTTGGCGACCGGTATCAGCTACACTACTTTCTGCAACACTATCGCTAATATTGCGATCTGGTACGAGGTCTTTCGTATGCCAGTGTACAGCGAAGCGGGTCTCAAAGCGGTTTTCGCTTTTTATGGCTTCGTCGTGAAATTAAAAACACACGTCGAATTTTCGCATGCAACATTCCTGAAAGGATGGTGGAAGAAGATCATTGATCCCTTTCCGACCCAGATGGTGTTCGTCCCCTTGCCTAGCTGTGTTAACAAATTAGGTAAGGTGGCAACGGACCCTCTTTCCGTGTTTCCCAAAGATTCACGGAAAATTGCCGCTTGTAAAATGGCGTATGCAATGGGATTGGGTTTGGGTGAATTGCCTCCCAACTACACTTTTGTGAGTGAGTTTCAGCGAGCTTGTCTCTCCAGTGGCCACACAGCCAGCTACACCGAAGCAGATTGGCGACGGTATGCAGCTCGTGTGCGATTGGATTCCGATGCTCTTGCGTCGGACTTGGAGGTGCGCTACGGCATTTCCCCGCGAGATTGTGTTGAGTTAGAGGGGTTGTATAAACACGCTCCCGTTGGAAGCTGGATTTGCCATCCGGTTTTTGACAAACTCAACTTGGTCGACTACTGACTGGTAGTCCCGGGGGCACGGGTTAAAAAATTGCAATTGATCACTGCAAGCCCCCTTACCCGTTGCGGGAGATTTGAATACACAAG